TCTCCTACTCTTATCAAATCTGCATACTCTTGTTCAATTGCTTTTATCTCTTCAAAAAGGTCTTTTACTTCCTGCTCAGTAGGAGTCTCCAAATAGTCTATTATTCTGCCAATATAAGTTGCAACATTCCTCATTCTATCTTGCAAAGCACTTATTCTTCTATCTATCTCTGCGAATTGAGGTCGAAGCCTTACACCTCTCGGACCTTTTAAACTATCTCTAACGACACCTAAATAGGCAATCCATTCACCAGAATACTTTTTCCTAACAGCATCCAATAACTCAAATGATTCTCTGGTAAAAGCAAATGCACCTTGCTTTAGGAAATCTTCTACCCATTTAGGGTCATACTTTTTTCTTCTCGGAATAAATCTCATTTTCTTGCTTCTTCTGTTCTATTAACCGGTTATACATCCAAATTATCTCTGAAATGTCTTTCTCGTCAAAATCAGTCATATACAAGTAATATCGCAAGTTAAATTCTATCTCCAACAATTCGGATAAGGGTCTTGCCTGCTGGAATAAGCCATTCAAACCGAAAGGGGCAAGCCACCACCTCCTCCATCTCACATTTCGGACATATATAAGATGCTTCCATTATCGGTCCGTGATAGAACTTGTCGTGAAATCCCCTTATCAAAGCAATATCTTTAGTTGGCAAATTCTCTAAAAATGCTACTCTTTTATCTATTGGTTCATCACTAACAATAGATAAAGCGTATCTATATAACCAAGAATCAGGATTTATCTTTTCATAATCTACAACTTTTATTTCATCCTCTACTCTAAACAACCGCATATTTACTACTGTCCCATCTGACAAAGTAATCGGATATGGCTCTTTATAGTCATCAGGCAACTCTTGCACTTCTAACTTTGACAAGTCTAAAGTTACTACTACTCTCTGAAAACAATTCTTACAAATAATCTCTGCATCTACAGTAGGCGAATACGAGTTTACTACTTCCCAAACTAAAAGATACAACCTATCACCAATAGTTAACTTTTCTGGCTGAACTCCTACAAAAACATTCTTGAGCAACTCTACAAACTTCTTTTCCAGATTTTCATAGTTCATAGAAGCAATAAATTTTTCGTCTTTTCCTTTGAAAGGTCTGATTTTTACATCGGCAGGATTTACACCCGGATAGACTAAACATTTACTCGGTAGGCTTACATTAAAGTAATTCTCCGCCATTTTTTACCTCCTTTTTGCTTTTTGAAAAGGAGCTATTCCCCTCTTAACTCTCGTTCTTGCTGAACTGCCTGTTCAGCAGAACTTTCTTCTAAAGACATTCTGTCTACATTCAACTCTGCAGTTATCTTTATTAAGTCTTCTCCACCTTCATAACTTAAGTCATACTTCGGCACATCTAACGGAAATACATCCTCTAACTTAAATCTTCTTGTCTCCTGTCCTACTTCATCAAACAGAAATACATACATTACTTTTGCATAGTTCAACTTCGGAAAGTAATGCCCTTTTTCATCTACTACTAACCGTCTCCAAGCATAGAAATACTTTCCTACTATATCAGGAACAGGCATCCAAAATACACACCGGATATTTCCAATCTTAAAAAAGTTGGCATATTTTGCCTGATACGGACCTACCTTTATCTCTGCAAGTGATTCTATACTATAGTCTCCAAAACTAACTGCGTGACAATACTTTGAAACTTCCACTCCTGATTCACCTGCCACATCAGGCAAAAGTATCTCCCAGTTGTATCTCTTGTGCAGTCGCCAGTTCTTTATTGTTGCAATTGAAATCCCTAACTTGCCAACTGCACCTACTCCTCGCTTTGCTAAATTTTCAGCGCCAGGAACTGAAACTGGAACTCTTGGTATATCCAATTACGATACCTCCTCCCACCAATCATAAACAAGCGTTACAGCCAAGTTCAAAGGTCTATCGTTTTCATAATTCAAATCTGCTCTCTGAATTGTCTTCACCCAACAACCAATTAACCTAATTCCCAAAAATGGCTCTCCCTTTGTATTCAGCAAGTTTAACTGAACGTCAACTTTTACTTCTGGAACAGGATTTCCTACCCCATCCCTTGCACTTACAACTCTTTCAATCCATCTATAAAATGCTTCAAAAACTGCCTTGTCTTCACCTTCAACAAAGGTTACATCCCACTGATGGTTTCCGAAATCAACTCTACCAGGATATGCAACTCCTCCTGTCTGCTTATATGGCACAACTATACTTCCTGTATCTCTTGCAGGCAAACTGGTTGACTGGGCTCTCAAAAGCAAAGTCTCTGTATCAGCCCCTCCACCAATTACATTAGGAAAAAGCACCTCCCAGAGATAAACCCTTGCAACATTTGACAGATTAGACTTTAGATTGTCTACACCCATTCTTGCCATATTCTACCTCCTTTTACTTTTAGAATTGAACTCCTCTTGCAATTAACTCCTCAAACTTTGCACCCGTTTGAGTGATTATTGTCTGCAACTGTATAAACTCAGCAGCTCTAATCGGCTTGATAAATATATCCACGTGCAACTCATTTCTGTCAATTACTGCTGGCGGATTGTTCCTCACATCACAGAGAACTTTATATCCTCTATCACCAAGTTCTCTCTGGAATGCACCTCTGGCGGAAAGCAAATCCAAGAAACTCTCAATCGTAGAGGTTATTCTAAATCTTGTTATCTCGTTGTTTGGCTCAAATACAAAGTATCTCAACGCAGCAGAAATTGACTTTTCTAACACAATTAACAATCTTCTTACATTTACCCTGTCTAAAGCAGATGCTTTTACTTGTTCTGTTTTCTGACCCCAGATTACATTTCCTTCACCTCTAAATGTCTGCAATGGGTTAATCTGGGCTTGATATAGCACATCTCTTTCACCTTGAGTAAATACCTTGTTCAGCCCTAACACATTTAAAATACCCCGATTGAAACCTGCTGGTGCATACCAAGGCTCTGCTACATAGTCGTTATAAGCAATCTGACTGCCTACATATCCTGATGGTGGAATCTCTAAAATCTTGTCGTTATAAGGGTCATATATCTTTACCCAAGGAGCATATAACGCACAATAACTGGAATTAAAGTTCTGCGTAGTTTTTCTCCAGTTGACCATTCCAACTACATTAGTAGAAACTTCATAAGGCACATCTAAAACTGCTATACAATCTTTTCTTGATTCAGCAATCTCTTTTAACTTTTGCTGAACTGCTATAGATGTATAACCACCACCTAATAGAAGCCTTACATCCACATCATCAGGATTAGCAAATTTATCCCATCCTTGGATTATCTCACTATCAGTTATAGTATCTCCATCTGAACCACCACCTAAACTCAAAATAGTTGCTTGTTCTTTAGGCATTAAGTCTTCACTGGCTGAAACATCATTTGCAACTAAGATGTAGTCACTGAACCCGTTTATCCTATCTTCCATATACATCTGGCGACCATATCCATCTAACTTATGCTGTCTTGAAACTGTCCAAGTCTCTACCTTTTCCCAAAGTGCTTCTCTTTTTACATATACTTCAATATCAAACTCTTTGTCTGTATCATTCAAATTAGTTATTGCTATACCTACATCAGAAGCCCACTTGCCAGGGTCTTTCGCATAGATATAGAACAAAATATCTGTCTCTGGGACATAAACTGGCTCTGATACACCTTCAGTCAAAGATTCATTATTCTTCGAACTTCCACTCACTGCTATCTTTACACCAGCATATTTAGCATTCTTAGCAACTCTCAAACAATACAAAGTATTCCCATTCTCAAGAAAAGCAAGTGCTGTATAGTGAAAGTATTCACCAGGTCTCGGATATCCATACTCCTCTATAAACTGACGGGTATTGGTTATCAACTTGATTTCTCTTGTGCTTCCTTTTCTTGAGAATCCTACTAATGCACACGAAGTCGTTGCGATATTAGGAATTATCTCACTGATGTCTTTTTCCCTTACATAAACTCCAGGACTAACATAAAATCCCATCTTTTACCTCCTTTTTACTTACGGTTTAAATCCTGCTCTCCTTAAAGCATTTTTTAACTCTTCCCTCAAATCTATCACAATTAGAAGTTCCTGCCTATGCTTCTTTCCATCTAATCCTTTATAATTCCTCACAAACAATATCTTGTTATGTGCAAGAACTTCTACATCCCAGACCCCAAACATCTGAAGCATATCCTCATCCCTAATCAACTCTAAAAATCTCTTGCGAGTTATCTCTTGATTTTTTACCCGATAAAAAGTATCTGAGTAATAAAAACGCAACTTTCCCCATAAACTTATCCTATCCAGATAAAAGTCCATACTTATATCAAATGCTTGTGGTCTCGGGTCAGGATAAGAAAGCATCTCATGAGGCGTCATTTTCGGAGCGGGGATGTCTAGCCACTCTTTTATGCCTTTATCCATCTCTTTTAAAATCTCATCTACTAATCTTCTCATAACTCTACCACCTCTTGAAATAATAATTCTGGTGGAACTACATCATTCCATACTCTTATGATTATCCGCTTTATAGTCTTTAACGAAAACTGGTCAAAGACCCAACCTTCCAACTTTATACTTTGTTTTATTATAAAATACAAACCTTTTTCAAACATATTTTCAACTGATGATTCATCTACAACATCAGCTAAAGACATATAGAACTCTATCGGATATATCTCATTTATCAGTATCTCAAGTCGGGGATTCTGCTGTTGCCAAAGCATTATTCTTTCTACTAACTTTAAAATCTTGTCATAGTCTTTAGACCAATACCAAACATTATAATTCAAATCTACTGGAACGGATTTAAACTCTGTTATATCTAACTTCGTGTCATCTAAATAGTTCCCATATAAGCCTCTTCTTGCTACAGGTGTTCTTTGCCTATCCCAAGCAAATTTAAAACTATCAAGCCAAATATTTACAAACTCCAATACATTCTCGCCTCTTTTTTCTGCCATTACTCTTTGAGCAACATCTTTCGGAAACACTACTGTATCCAACTCAATAGTCTCCAAGTTTAATATATCTTTTGCTTTAGAAAAAGCTACTGCCTGAACTCCCCTTGTTATTACTTTTATAAAACTACCTTCCATGTTTTATCTTATATGTTAAAATCATTCTTAACCTTTTTATTAGCCTTATCTTTCTCCAACACACAACTCCATAAATTCTTGCCAAATCTCTTCAACAAACTTCTCATTAGGTCTTTCTAAATTTCCTTTAACCCACTCCTCAAAATAACCCTCTAATTCCTTTCCACGATGGAACCTTCTATAGTCATTAAAACATTTCTGCGCAGCTAATAAAACTGCACTTCTATAAGCATCCTCAGTCATTTAACTTTCTCCTTTTCTTCTGACCCGGGGCAGGAAATTCTCCTACTTCTGACAAATCTATCTCTGAACGGACAAATCTCTCAATCTCATAATAGTTTTCCACATTTACATTTTCTAATACCTGCCCCGGCGACATATATACAGTCGTGTTTCCTACTACAACAGGAACTGACACTCCTGAAACATTTATTAATTTTTTTACTTTTATTCCCATATTACACTCCTCTCACTTTCATATATCCGTTTAATAACTCATCTGAGATAGTCTTAGTTTTAAGCAACTCTTCAAATACATCTTTTCTTACCAAATCATTTTTATAAAAATCTCTCCAAAACTGCTTCCGTGCTGTTTTATTTAACTTCTGTTTTAATATGTCATCTATCGCTTTGCATAATTGAACTAAATCCTCAAGCATTATCCCTAACTTTTGCTCTTGCGTTATTTCTGGTTTTTGTTCTGGTTTTGGTTTAGGCTTTTTAAATAACTTTATAAATCTATCTAAAAATTTCATTTTTTCCTCCTTCTTGGAGCGATTTTACAAACCTTATGAATCTCTATATCGTGGATATGTGGCATTTGAATATCTACTATCTCAAATTCATCTACTTTGATTGATTCTGGCACATATTTTAAAGGTATCTTTATATAACTCCTTATCTGAACTGGAACGTCGTTCTTAAACCAAGCTAAAATCGGAGTTTCTTCCTCTACAAAAATTCCTAACTTCCTTAATCTATGCTGATTCGGAG